CTAAATGTGCCAACGCTTGTAATGCAATTTCCTCATCATAAGGTTGCATGTACACCAAAATGTCAGACATTTTTCCATCACGGGGAATACCAACAAGGGCTACATCTTTAACTGTGTAACCATTTTTTATTAGTAAATAGCCGTACAAATGGATTTGCCAAACTTGCTGACGATTGTTTGCACCAAAGTAACGCCCACTTCCTTTCTTTATAGTTTTCCAATCAATTACTGTGTGATTGATTTTGTCATAGCAATCCACATGCCCAGGTACACCATTGGCTTCTACGGCTATCTCAAGTTCATACTGAACACCAAAAGGATCTTCACGCCGTATGGCTTCTTCAATGCCTGTGTGAATGTAAGTTCCCAAAATTGCGCCTAACTTGTCACCAACATTTGTTGGCTCAGTTTGCGCTATGTCATGCCAAAGTCTGCGCTGACACCCGCCAATTGCAGATGGCCCAATGGCTGTTTGTTGTGATCTAGCCCTGGCATTGTCATTTGCAACTAGGGTTTTCACAACCATGTTTTGTAGATCAATCACAAATTATCCTCATTCCATTGTTTGCCGCGTAAATCTTCCATCATTGTCATGTGATCAATTTCCAACTGCTTAATTTTTTTACTTATTTTGTACAGCCTAAACGCCATGCGTAACGGGTACAGCCAGTAGCCCATTATCAAACCAATAAAAAATGCAATCCAAAAAGTCATCATGTCAGATCCATGCTTGTGCGAACTGATGTACCAACAGAGCGAGCAATGTCCACCTGCATCTTGAGCCTATTTGTGTTGGCGCGTGACGCTAAAACTTTGGCTTGAACAATTGACAAATCTTTGTGCAATTCCTCATTTTGAATGAGCGCCATATCTTCACGCTCTCCAACTGTGTAATTCTTGCCAGTTGGAGATGATTGCGTTGCAAAAGTCATACGAGATTTAGCCATAGCAATTTCATACTCTGCCTTGATGTTGTGATAAATCGTTTCAACTTCCACAAGATTTTTGTGTGCTTCATCTACCTCTTTAGATAGCCCGCGTAGTTTCTGCTCCACCATTGCAGGCGTGATAATTTCACTCATCAACTGTTTCTTCTTTTACTAGACTGATGTTTGAATTCTCGCGCTTGTTTTGCAATGCAATTACTTTGCCCGCATCTGATGACATATTGAATGGGTCAGGCGTGAGCATAAATCCTGCGTTGTCTAACTTTTCTGCAAGATCTTCAGGGAACATGTTTAACTCTTGAGCCACTGCGCGAATTGCAATAATGTTGTAATGAACTGCAACCTTTAATCCGTTTGATGGTTCAAACTTGTTTTCTTTCTTACTCATAGCATCATTCCTTCCTCTACTGCGCGCCAAACTATGCAGTCATTGTTGTGGTGGTTTTTTCTTACTGTGCCTGTGTCAATGATGTAACCATCTTTAACAAGACTTATCCGTGTAGGGCGCACTGTATTGCCCTCTATCTGTAATGTTTTTTCAATCTCATAATCCGTAGCACCGCGCAACCCTTGTTTCAAAATGTATTCATACACCTTGCGCTTCAGCGATCCAGTTCTAGGCAGAACTTTTTCAGCCGCCGCAATTGATGTGCGCTGAGCATTGTTTGCAATGATGACGCTGTTATCCATTGAGAGCCGCCCTACGCGCTAAAATGTGATCACGCAAAGTTACTCCATCAATAACAACTTCCAGTAATTCTGCATTTAATGTCCATGCAGTCTTTAATTCTTCTTCAGTAGATTTTGTTTCAATCAAACTGTAAACCGCAAATGCGCTTGCTTTTTCTTCTTCTGTGTATTCACGCTTTGCCGCAGGTGCTTTTGCTTGTGGCGCTTCAGTCGTTTTTGTTTGGCGGTTGCGAACTTCTTCAGAAGATGCAATGCCCTTCTTTGTATCTACCGCAAGAGCGGCTACCATTGCGCGCCCCCAAGCGGCTGTCTCAGCGTTTTGTAGTTCAGAGTCACGGGTAAAGTTGGTTGGCCCTGGAATTGGCTCGTATGCCCAGCCTACGCCTGGCAATAAGTCATCAGGTGAGCGGTATGCCGCAGCGCTGTAAACCATGTAACTTTTGATAGATCCATCAGGCATTTTTACTTCAATTACATACGGGTCTTTCCATGACTGTAATGAACCATGCGGGAACTTTTCTCTGAACTCAATAATTCTTGTTGCCACATCAATGTAATCAAGTGGGCCTTTGTAACTTGCCATTTATTTTGCTCCGATCATTGGGAAATAATCCAACGGGTGTTCTACGGTTTGGAAAGGATTAGGTGCATGTTGCTTGTACTTTTTAATTTCAAGTATGCAACCAAAACAAACAAACTTGCTGTTGAGTAATGTAATTCCTAAATAACTATTGCTTTCGCACAATGTGCATGACATTTACGCCACCGCTTTTCTTGCGCAAATCTCTGAACAAAAACTTGCAGTCCTTGTGGTGTTTTTAATTACGCCTGAGAAAGTTGTCATGCCATGATAAAAATCGGTTGTGTTGCCACACATGTCGCAAACAAAAACCATCTTGATTTGCCCTGAAATTACTGCGCCTGTCTCTGCGTCTATTAGTCTGTGACCCATTTTCTTGCCTTCCTGTTTGGGGCTAACTAGCCCGTGTAGGAGAATTGAACCCTATAGCGCTGACAAATACAAGCACCCTGTAATTTATGGGCGTGGCGTGGCGGGGGTGGCATACTTAGGGCAGGGGGAACTCATGGCTTATACACAAATCTCAATCCGCTTAGGCGGCCTTGTCGTGGAATTAGGAAGTGAAGCAACTTACCCTGACATGGTGAGCGATTTGACCAACCGTTGTCTATCTACATTCAAAGACGCAATGGACAAAGCAGAAGAACACGGGGTAGATGTTTCTAACATGCGCCTAATCACATCTGAGTATTCAGATGATGATGAGGATTAGTCCAACCACACTTGATACTGGGCTGTTGTTCTGCCCTTAATTGGATCTACAAAATGCAAACGCTGTGACGGTCTGCCACTAGCGGCCATTGAGTCACGCGCATAGCGGTTATCTGACTCTGTTGAACCTGTCCAATAAATGTTGTAGTGTTTTTGGATTGGCTCTTGTGCATGTCGGTGATAGTGACCTAGAAAAATGTCATGAAAATCGTAATCATGTGCGCCCGCTTTCCAACGGTTAGCACCGGCTATCCATGCCGCAGGGCTTGCAAAACCTGAGCGCCCTAACTCATCACCATGCATAAGTAGAGCGCGGTAGTTACCAATCTCAACTTCCTGTATATCTTCAGGGCAATCTTCCCAGGTTAAACGCTTTTCACCTGCAAGTATCTGACGGCTCATTTCGTAAACCATGCGATCCACATTGTCAGACTTAGGCACTTCTGCGCGCTTGCCACCAATGCGCCCGTGATTTCCCCACTCAGCAATTACTGTGACCTTTTCAAAGTTAGCCAACATGGTGCGTACAAAATCCACACAAAGCCTTGAAACATTTGTAAATTGGCCAAACAATGAGGCATCAATCTGCCATAACTGCGCAGGGTAATTAAATAAACCTTCAACCATGTCACCGCCAAACATGACTACACACTCTTTTACAGGGTGGTGATGGCGTTGCAAATCAGTCAGATGTACAACTTTTTCAGAAAATTGCATAACGCGTTCACGCATAATTTCGCTGTTGTAACTGGTTGTAACTTTTGCGCCTTGCCAATCCGTTGTGTGGATTAAGGCAACTTCAGCATTTACTTTGCGCATATCTTTTTGTGGCGCAGAAACAGGTGGCACTGCACCTAATGAAATCATTGCGTCATAAGCGCCGCGGTGAGTTGCTTCTACTAAATCTTCACTACGCTCTTTAGATTGTTTGAGTTGTTTTTGTAATCGCAAAATTACCTGCCGTAGTTCTTTTACATCTTGTGACTCTATGCCTTCCGGCATATCTTGTAATCTTTTTTCAAGGCTCATTTGTAAACACGATCTCCTTGCCGTGGTGCGTGTAGCCTTCTTTGTCTATCCAACTATCTTCATGCTCTAAGTTGGCAGTAATCCGTACTGACTTTGCCGCATCAAACATCAACGCAACAATGGCAGGGTCAATATCTTCTATGTCCAAAAGCGCACCCCACATGCGACCTATGGCTGTAAAGTTTTTGCGAGCGCTTCCGTATTCACTTTGGCGATCATCAAGAACTTCTTCTACTCTTTTGAACACCTGCATGATCCATTTCTGTGAACTCTGATTGTGTCAGAACTGCATTTATGTCCTTCAGAACGCAAAGCCTGAACAATCAAATTAACAGGGTAATTCTTTTCCCATGCGTCATCTAGTGTCTTTTGATCTGCTTCGCTAAGTGAGTCATAGAGTGATTTATAGGCGCATTGATTGCTCAATAAACGACCCGCCGCCCTCTTGCTAATAATTTCGTGAAATGCCTTTTCTAATGCCATTGCCTTACCTCCTACGACAAGCGTACCGCAAAGTAAAAAGCCCCGCGTTAGCGGGGCAGTTCACTATTTCGTTTACTTTTTAGGCGCGGGCTTCTTCTTTGTAGCCTTTGCTAACTTGTCAATTTCTGCGGTTACAAAATCTGCAACCAACCCAAACGCAGGGTCTTTCTTGTCAATGCTACGGATAGCAGGGCCAACTACTGCGGCGGCTGTGGCAAATGCCAATGCTTTGATGTCAGTTACCCCTGCGGCATAAAGCGCAAGAGCGGTAATTACAAAGTGACGCAGTGCGGATTTAATTGATGCTATTGCTGATTTCTTTAGGTACATTTTTACTCCTTTGGGCGGGCTACCGCCATGATTGTTTTGTAGTCACGCTTCTTGAGGTAAAAACCATCACCGTTTGACTGGCTTCCTGCCTTACCTGAAGATGTATTGCCCTCAAATACTTGTAGGTATTTAAGCGTTGTATGGTGGAACTTTACAATGCCCACATGATCAGGTTGGGCATCTTCATCAAATTGGAAAAACACTAGATCCCCACGCTTTGCCTGACCAATAGGCACAAGTTGATTGTTCTTTGTTAGGTACTTTAACCAGGCATCACATGAGGCAAAACCCTTTTTGGTGTTGGCTACTGACGCAATAATTCCGGCATCAAAATACATCTTTGATGCAGACATTGCGCACCAGGGTTGATTGTTAAGGCCAAACCATTTACCAAATGTAGTGTCATTGTTTGGGCTTTCTGTATAACCAACTGATGCTTCACAAAGTTCAATTACTTTATTTAGGCTCATCATCTTTTCCTTCCTGCGGTTTTGGTTTAGATTTTAGTCCATTGGCGGACAAAATGCCTGAGAGCGTACCTGTAAGAAATACGCAAAGGGTAGAAACAAGGTCAATGAAAGCGGCATCATTAGGGGCTTGCGCCATTGGTTGAGTCACAAATACCAGCGCATAGAGCATGGCAAATACTGAACCAGCAAAGACTAAAGCAAGCAAAATTCCTATGGTGACAATTAAACGGGCATGTAATTCTTCAGGTGTAAATTTGCGTCTAGACATTTGTCGTTTCCACATCAGGTAATAAGTCCTTTGTACATTGGCCTACCGCTTCACATTGCGGCGGGTTACATTCTGCCTTTTCCCAGTTTACAAATTCCTGACAAGGGTAGCGCATATAACCTTGATACCCGCACCCCGTAAGGCTAAGAGCGATTAACAAGCAAGCGATAAATTTCATCAACGCGGCTCTCCAAACGCATGATTGTGTCACCCTGCCTATTTTGTTCGTCACGCAAAGAACTGCCCCCATTAGGTTTCAATTCAGCAAGGTAATGTTTAACCAACCATCTAACCGCTGTTACAAAACCACCTAAAATAGTGATGATGCTAACGGCTAATGCAGCCCAATCTAGTGCGTTCATAACCAAAAAGTATAACTGTTATGTCCAGTTAATGATGCGAACAGTACCGGCGCTATCAACAATTTTAGCCTGGTTAGTAGTGGTATTTAGCCACGCATCACCAATGCGCGGGTAGGTTGGATCTGAAGTTACATTAGGAAATGTAAAGCGCACCGCAGTTTCTAATTTATTTAAGCGCAGGTTTAAGTCATTAAACATTCTGTGTAAATCTAAGGGTTGATTGATGTACGCCATTATCCTTCATCTGCTCCCTGTGTAAGAGTTAAAGTTACGCGTTCAGGGCCATCTTCACCTGGTTGAACCGATATGCCAACAATACGATAAATCTCATCAAGTCCTGTTGGAAATCTATTGTCTTGAATAATTACACGCGCATCATCTCCTACTTCATAAGTTCCAAAAACAGGATTTTCATAAGCAGGAACTACAACTTTGAGAACAACAGGCGGATAAGAATTAGCAAGCACTTGCGCAATTGCTAAATTATCAAGAACGGTTTGATCTGTAATGTCTGAATAGTTAGCAACATTTTCTAATAATGCCCAACCATCTGCAAATTTACTTGCGTCCTGAGCGTTAGAGATTAGTTTTCCTTCATTAGAACCAGCGCCTAATGCGTAAATGCTGTTAGCAACAGCCGCGCCATCTTCGGGATATTCATACTCAACTATGTTTCCCGCAGGAAATATGAATACAGGAACATTTATATCACCCGCGGTGTAAACAAGCCCACTGCGCGGATAGTAAGTATTAAAATCTTTAGTTGGTAATCCTGTTATGTTGTCATAAGACACATCAATATCAAAATCAAATCCATCAGACTGACGGCTTAAATCTTGAATAGCCTGAAACACGCCTTTGAGTTCATACTCATAGTAAGTGCGATCTACTAAAATGCCTGAAGTTGTTTGCCCTTGTGAGTTATAGCCCACATTGATATTGCCATAGGTAGCCGCTTGAGCATTTTCAATAAGCGTCTTAGAAATTACTAATTGATCAATGTTATTGAATTGCACATCAGCGGTAATTCTTCTGTGTTCAAAATAAGAGATCCATTCACGCGCTGTAATGCTAAGGGTCTGAGAGGTGCTGTTATATTGCCGCCCCCAAATGACCCCACCCCATACCAAAATGCCATCACGATCTACATAAACAGCGCATTTGCCAGGAATGGTTGAGGCATCAATGTTGAAAGCATAAGAGTTTACACCTGATAAAAGAATGTGACCGCTAAATGTTCCAGCCTGATTAAGTTGCTGAGTAAACCCAACACCCGTTAAAGGAAGTTCCGCAATGATTGTGTCATCAGAAAGGTTTACAAATAAGTACCGATAGGTTGTAGCCATATCGTTACTCTACATTTGGTAGTAAAAATTTCTTGCCGTCATAAATATCGCCCATGCCTGCAAACTTGCCGCGTATCTTGCCGCTGTAAGAAGTTTGAACCCAATTAGTATTTTCGCCAAACAATGACTTGCAAAATGCAATACCAACGGCTTCTTTTTCTACGCCATTTTCATCTGCGGTGTCTTTGTCGGCTACGACAATAACGCGCAAAACAACATTATTTTTATCTAACTCTGCAAAATGTGCCATTGTTACTCCTTATGACCAATAAGTAATGCGAGCATAACCTGAACCACCGTTACCGCCTGTAAAAGCAGATGGGTTGCCAGTGTTGTAAATGCCACCGCCACCGCCGCCTGTATTAGCAGTTCCATTTCTAGGGGTAGTGTCAATTGAACCGCCACCACCGCCATGCACCGCAATAGCCTGTGGTGAAGAAGCAGCATAAGCGGCTAATCCTCCGCCGCCGCCTCCGCCAAAACCTTCAATTCCTAAACCTGGAACTGTTGCAGTTGTTGAAGAAGTAGTACCAAGTCCTCCGCTGTAAAGATTTTGAGAAGCATTATCTGTTGTTGCACCTGTGATTAAATTAGCGGCATTATTCATAACAGAATGGCCACCCGCGCCACCACCTGAACCTGCAAAAGTTGTGCCGCTACTTCCACCGCCAGTTGCTCTAGGCGTTACGGCCGCACCAGCGGAAGCCTGACCGCCGCCGCCACCAGTAGCAATTGCTAATGAACCAAAAGTTGTATCAGAACCATTAGATCCATTTGCTCCTGAATTGCCACTGCCACCAGCGCCAATTGTAATTGTGTAAGCAGTGCTAGGTGTAACAGTAATAAATCTACTAATTACTCCGCCGCCCCCGCCACCGCCTGAAGATCTTTCACTTGCAGTAGCGTTCAAACCACCTGACGCTCCGCCCCCACCAACAAGAAAAATTTCTACTGAAGTTACATTTGCAGGAGTAGTAAATGATCCTGTACTTGTAAAAACTTGAGTTTTAGGTGTTACACCAGCAACAGCGGGAATTGTTGAAATAGCCATTATACAATCTCCACTCCGCCAATATGGAAGTTCACGCTAGTTGCAGATGCTCCACCTTGAATAAGGTTAGTAGCAACCAAAACTTGCTTTAGATCAATAAAAACTGTTGAGTTTGAATTGATTGAAACAGTAGTTGCTAAAGCAATACCATTCAAAGAAAGCGTATAAGTTTGGTTAGACGCAGAAGTATTAGTTACAGCAATGTTAGATACAACAGTTGTTGTTGATGCAGGAGTTGTATAAAGGGTTGTTGTTAAATTAGTTGTTGCCGCGCCTCTAAATAAATTCGTTGGTGTTGCCGCCATTACCATGCTCCCATCAATATAAGGTTAATCTTATCAGGTAATGACCCTAAAGAGTTTGTTCCAGTTTGTGTAAAATTTGCTCCTGTAATGTTGGCTGTTGCATCAATTGCCAAAGTAAGCGCGCCACTTGAGCCACCACCTGTTAAACCTGCGCCCGCTGAAACTGATGTTATGTCACCAACAGGCAAGTTTGTAGTTGTTAGAACGCGTGTATCTGTAATGTTTCCATTAGTGATATTTCCAACGCCTGCGCCAACACTAATAGTTGCCAAAGAAATTGAGTTGGTAGGAGTTGCAGGTGCAACCGGTGAAGCCGCAGGAGTTCCTGTAATAACTTGAAAAATTACATCATCAGCCACACCTGTGTAATAACTATCTTGAACTGTTACTACAACGCGGTCAATGCGCGGATTAGTAGGATCAGCCGTTGCAATAGTTAAAGTGTTGCTTGCGTCATTGTAAACAGTATAAACGCCCATGTTTGCCTGATAATTACCAACGATTACACACCAGCCCTGCGCAACAAGAACGCTCATGCCAGTAGGTGAGTTTTGGGTTACGGCTAAAGAGGTGGTGCTTACAATACCTGTTGTAGCCCAAAGAGCCTGCATACTTAAACGGTCATTTTCCGCAGGGTGCGAACCGTTTTGTAACCAACTAGGGGGTGTGCGTAGTGCCATTTATTCTCCTAAATGTATGCAGAGTTCCATGTTACAGTAGCAACTGTAACATTTTCCGCAGTTCCAGTTGCTTGTAAATAATAAATAGAGTTGCCAGGGGGCGCGGCAAACCAAGTGCCTGATGTTAATAAATTACGAGCAGGTTGCCCATCAAAGGTAATAAGTTTATTGTACAAATCAATAACTAGGGTATTTGCTGAGTTCATCACAACAGTAAAATTAAGAGCATTGCCACTTGTTAAATCTCCTAAAGTTGGGTTGATGGCAGGCCCAACCAAAGTAATAGTTGGGTAAGCAGTTCCCCACCCAATGTTAGAGATTGTCGTTTGAACTGTGTTAGAAGCGTTGCCATACAACAAGTTGTAAATGCGGTTGTATGTGCGTCCTACGGGGGCTAGAACAGCCATAGTAGCCGTCTGAGTTAAGTTGTTATAGTAATTAGGATCAGGACAAAAGAACTCAACCTGAGATGTAATGTATCCGTAAGTGTAGTTTGGATCTACCGTTGTTTTGAGAGCGCGTACGCGAGCATTAACAAATTGCTCAGAAGTAGGGCTGTTAGGAAACTTAAAATAAAGCGGTGTTGTGCCTGATGCCTGTGGCAAAAGAACGCTTTGAATAGTGTTGAAATTAGTTTGAGCAGAAGCGCCCCCAGGCGTTCCAAAAGTATTAAAGATAATTGAGATGGTTCTGCCCGCTAAAAGATCGCGGCCTGAAAACATACCATCAGCGTAACCGCGGTTATCATCTTGATTACGGATACCAGGCAAAGACTCAAGGCCATCAACGCTCATAATTTGATAAGGAGAGTCAGCGCCACCAAAGGTTTGATTGTTAAATGAAAAAGAATAAACCTGTGTCAATGTTGTCATTAAAGCACCGTCATTGTTCCTGGGATTTCAACTACTTGCCCATACTTGATTGCGTATTGAATTTGGTTAGCAATTGCTTGCGGATCTGCGTTGGTGTTGGCTGTAATGTTGTTGTTGATATTTGTAATGTTATTGTTGCTAGGCGTTACATTTCCACCAGGAATTGATGCAGGAATAATAGGAGTGACTTTTGGCGCGCCCTTAATTGCACTTAAAGCCGCTTCAGCACCAGCAATAGCCCTAATTAAATCAGAAATTTCTTTTAGTTTATCCCTAAGTGCCTGTAACTTTTTATCAGTTGCAGAATTGATCTTATCAATAGCCTTGTCATAGGCTTTTTGAGCATCTTCTAAAGCCTCAGTTAAAGTCTTTTGAGCATCTATCAAACCTTTATCAAGATCCTTTTGTGCTTCTTCACGGGATTTTGTTAATTGCTTAAGAGCATCAGCCATTCTTTCATCAAACTTAGCCTTCTCTGCGGCAAGGGCTTCTTCCATTTTCTTTTGGTTTTCTTCTAAACGGCGCGCTCTTTCAGCCGCCGCCGCCGCCATAGCCATCATGTATTGCTGTTGAGCCTTTTGTAAATTTGCATTGAGGTTGTCATTAACCTTTTTTAGATCATTGGCAAGATCAACAGATACTTGATTGTAAGCCTTGCGTAATTCTTTAGTGGCAAGGTTGCCACCCTCATTCATCTTCTTTGCAAGATCGTCCATGCCGTTTTCAGACACATCACCAATTTGGCCGTACAACTCTTGCATTTCTTTAGTGGACTCAGGTGTGGCTTTCTTGAGCGCCTCTGCAATTTTGTTACCCGCTTCAGGGCCTTGAGAAACAACTTGCTCAATAAAGGTTTGGCTATAACCCATACCTGCTAGAGCGGCGGCGTTTTCCTGAAGTTTCTTAGCACCGGCTAATTTTTCTTTAAGTTTTTCCAACATCTTATCTGCACTATCAGCGCCACCTGAAAATGCTTCACCAATGTTAAACCCTGTTTTAGAAGCAAAAGCATTACGCAAACGATCCATAGATTGTTGAGTAAGTGACTCACGCTTTGCGGCGGCATCAGCAATTAACTGAGTTCTTTTTTCTTCCGCTTGTTGCATAAGGTCAGCAACTTGATCATTGTAATTACTTGTAAGGTCAGCAATTTTACTAGCATAATTACTTTCAATTTCTGCTTGTTGATTTTTGTAATTTTGTAAAATTTCTGTTTCTCTTTTTTGCCTATCCTCAAAAGCATCAATAGCCATTTCGTCATAACGCTCTTGAGCGCTTGCCATTCTTTCATTGTATTGATCTTTAAGTTCTGCAACTCTTTCGTCATAACGCTCATGCGCTTCTAACATTCTTTCATTGCGTTGCTCAAGTTGTTCTAAGGCTCTTTCTTGCGCGTCAGCAATAGCCTCATTCATGTCCTTGTAAATTGCTTGAATATCTTCTTTGTACTTCTCCATTTTCTTTTTATCTTTATCAGATAAGCCACCGCCACCAGTGCCGCCGCCTGTACCGCCGCCACTTTCGGTTTTTTCTTTAACATCTTTACCCGCTTTGGCAGACTTGTTAGCCGCGTCTGTAAAACTATCTACCTTTGCTTTAAGTCCTTCAATTTTAGATGCTGTTTTTTCAGCAAAGTTTCCTACACCTTCAATTGCACCATTAACTAATTTAAGTCCAGCCTTAGCCGCATCACCAAGTCCAGGAATTTTAGACATAACGCCTAAGAACAATTTCAAAGGCCCTGTAATAACTTTCATCAATACTGTAATAAAATCGCCCCATGCGCGGATCATAAAGGCTACATAACTAATAATAGCCTTAGCCACAACTGCTACGCCATTTCTAAATGTTTCGCTCTTTTTATACGCAAGAACAAATCCTGCAACAAGAGCGGCAATAGCAACAACAACTACTCCAATAGGATTTGCGGCCATAGTTGCATTTAGTTTTAGCATTGATGCGGCAAGGCCATTAGTAGATGCAATAGATACCAATGTGCCAGTTCTCATAACAGTTTGAATTGCGGTATATGCTTTTGTTACGGCTGAAGTAACAATAATAGCCGTTTGATACGCTTTCCACGCCACAACGCCTGCAATAACAGCGCCGGTAAGAGCAATAATAATAGTGCTGTTATCTTTGAAAAATTTACCTAAGGAGCGCAATCCTGGGATAAGTTGATCAGTTAAAAAATCTGTGACTACTTTAAGTGCAGGTAATAATGACTTGCCTAAATCTTCTTTTAGTTGATCAAAGTCATTTCTTAAAACTTGCATACGGCCTTCAGGTGTATTTCTTAATTCTTCATTGAAACCTTTGTATGTTGAATTCAAAACTTCAACAATAGCCGCGGCGCGTTGGGCTTCTGTGCCTGATGAAATTTGTTTCTTTGTATTTTCATCAAGTACAAAACCAACTCTAGTAAGAGATCCAAAGTTACCGTTGAGCGCTTGCGCCAATCCGTTAGTCATCTGCTTAAATTCATCTGCACCCGCACTAGCGCCTTTTTCAGCGGTGACATAATCAAGAATGGCAGGAGTCAGCGCTTTAATAGTGTCTGTTTGCAAATTAAAAGTTGCAAGTTGTGACTGAGTTTGCGTAATGTTTCCAGCGGTAACAACACCTACTTTTTGTAAAGCCTCAGCCTGAGCATTAAGAGAGGCAATCTGTTCATCAGTTGCACCAGTACCAACCTTTAACAACTGATACAAACGCTGTTGTTGCGCTTCTGCTTCTTGTGCTTGCTGTATTACATCTCTACCAAATGCCAAAACTTGAGTACCAGCAAAAGCAACACCAATAGATGCGCCAACTTGTTTCATTTTGGTTATGAAATTTGTCATGCCATTTGCTGTTGTTTGTACAGATTGATCCATGCCTTTAAGAGCATTTTCTGCTTGAGCCAAACCTACTTTGAGTTGGCTTACATCTGCCTGTAATTGAATGAGCATTGGGGGGATTAGATCAGCCACGCTTAACTCCCCAATTTCTCTTTAACAGCGGTTATGAAGATCCTGTTGATTTTGCCGCTACGCAATAGCATTAAAGCCGCAGGTTCTAAGTAAGGGTATTTTACCCCCACAGGCCACTTTCCACCGCCCTTTTCAACTTGGCGAGAATAAATCATTGTTGGCCCAACTTCAGCGGTGTAAACGCCTAAGCCAGTACGGTAAGTAGTTTTAATGGATCGTTTTAAGTTACCTGTAACTGTATTAGGCCCTGATCCACCAACATGTTTTGGCGGAGTAATTTTTAACCACGGCCTTCCAGTTTTTTTACTTACACGCTTTTCATAACTGCGTGTGCCTTGAAAATTTAATTTTGCTTGCCGTTCAACAGCAAGGCCCACTCGCATAATTCCTAATTGCGCGCCTTGTTCAATTTTTTCAGTCGCTCCATCAATAGCCGCGAGAACATCTTTGAGGTTTTTAATAACAATCTCAGCCATTGTTTACCCCTCTGCTTTCACTTCATCAACGGTTCTAGCAATTGCTATTAACCAATCTGCCGTACTAGCGGGCAAGTTATCTACCTGTTCAGGTGTCCAACCAAACCGCTCTGCCATTTGATAGTAATACCATTGCTCATCAGGATAGGAAAAGGCTTCATGCCTTTCCCCACCC